GTGAGTAACGTTCCACTTACCCAAGTAGCCGGCTGTGCCCTGATCCAATCTCGGATATGTACGAACGTTCCGTTTTCAGCTGCACCACCCCAAAGATGGTTAGTGTACGCAGTAGTGTTATATGTACCATACGTAGCTATGGTTGCCGCGGTCTGCACGACTACCTCTGCGACAGAGACAAACTCCTCGGCGGTAGGAAAGCCGGTTGTGGATACCGTCAGCACTGTTGGCGTGGCTTGACGAATATATACGTAATTAAGCGTCGGTGCTGTATCCGTTCCGGCAGTCAGTGCGATTGTAAGCGGACACACTACTGTTACTGCACCGCCGTTAAAGATCGCGGTTACGTTTCCTCCACCGAGCTTCTGAAAAGTAAGCGTAACCACTCCACCAGCTGACGCTACTGTTGCGCTGGTGTCCTCAATGAAGTTCCCTATCCAAGCGTTGTAGCTGGTGTAGGATAACGCATTGTCGAGATCGCCTAGGACCACTGACCCCCAAGCAGGATTCCCGGCGGCGTTGCCGTGAAGGACTGTTGTCGTGGTTCCCTGGTTAGCATAGTCCGCCGAAGCAAGAACCGCCGACGTGCCGGCAGTCTCTAATCCCTGTGCATTAAAGGTGATCTTCGTGTACGTGCCAGCAGTTCCAATCGTCGGGAAGTCTGCATTCACCAGTGCCCGGAAGGTCGAGATCGCACTCCCGCCGGAGGTCGGCCCGGCAAGGACTAGATTGGGATTTTGGACGCCTGTTAGGGTAGAATAACGGGCGGCGGTTAAATGGTAATACTCCGCAGTTGTGCCACCCTGCAAGCCGGCAAGGGAGTTATGATCAATCACGCCTCCACCGCCGCCGTTCGAGTTAATCCACTTGACGAGCTTAATGAACCAGCCCAGCCAAATGGGATTGAACTTCGGGACGTCCGACTCTGGCGTCTTGATGAACGGGTCGGAGTGCGTAGGCGGCGGCTCAAAGACAGCCATTAGAGAGTCCCCAAGTCGAGCTGAAGGTCAATTGCCTGAAGGCGAAACGCGGTGTTGCTCGTGTGACGGAAGTGATGTGCCCGGCGAGTGAAGGTGCCGCACTCTTCGAGGAATGGGCGCGGCGTGCTGAGGTCAACTGTCCGCCAGTTCGTCCAGGTCTGGTAGTCATCATCGCTAGAGCGGATTTGTAGGGTGCTCCCGTTCACTTGATCCGCAACGAAGCCCATGTAGTTCATCAGCTTCCGCCGGCGAGTGTTGCCATCGAAGTTCGGCGTGACGATATCTACGATGATGGAGGCAGTGTTGTCGGTATAGGTCTCCTCATCCAGCGTATAGATATACCCGTCGCTCTCGTGCTGGACGAGGTGCTCCTGCGTGCTCGTGTAGGTCGAAGAGACGATTGGCACGTAGTTCCCGTTCGAGTCCGTCCACTGGCTCCATATCTGCTCGTCCAGGTCGTAGACGAGGGTAAGATTACTCACCACCGACGTGATGATGTAGAACTTGTGCCCCTGGTCCTTGTGCTGCCAGGAGTAAATCGTCGTCGTGTCGAGATCATCGAGGAGCCTCTCTACCGGCGGCGTGGAGATTCGGGAGGCCTTCAGCTGATCCATCATGACAATTACCATAGAGCTCGAGCGGGTAGTCGACAACCACAGCAGCGCTCCGTCAATGTTCTGCACGCTGTCCGCCGACACGCAGCCCCAGTTCACGCGGGCCTGCGGGACGGTTCCCAGGGGACTCCCCGTCGCATTCGCCGCGTCGTAGAAGATCTCGGTTGTCCACTGCTTAAAGGCGACGACGTAGTTGAGTTGCTTCGACAGGGCCACTCCGCCGTCCGGGTCGATCTGCGCGGTGATGGTATTCAGCGCATTCCAGGTCGTCGGGTCGTTGATGTTGCTGCCCTTGATAGCGGCGGCACTGGTCATAACGTAGGTAGTCCCGTCGAGATACGACCAGCCCTTAACGAAGGCGGCGGGGAAGTTCACGTCGCTGATGACGACTAGTCCACTGCCAGCATCGTAGTTATATCCCTTTACGCCATTGCCGAGTTGAAGTTTTGGAGTCGCACCCAGGCACATATCAAATCGGTAGACTCCGTTAGTTGTATCGACTGTCCCAGCAACGGCAACGCCATCCTTGTAGAGGGTGTTACCAAAAATAGAATAGATGTTGCCGTTCCAGTTAAAGATACCACGGCCCGTTGCTGCTCCCCCCGAGGGCTGGGAACTTCTAGCCAAACCGGGCCGCTTGTATATCCACGTCTCCCCATCCTGCCCTTGCTCCATATAGCAGTTAACAAGCTTCGCGTCCTTGCTCGTCCCCTCATAGCGATTCGAGGGGATTATAACAAGCGGGAGGCGCTTGGGAAGATCAACAGTAGGTGACTGAGCCATTAGCGGAACCGGAAGGTAGCGTATTGACTACGCGGGTCGGGCTGGAAGGACGTAGGCGCATCTTCAACGTCAAAGTTCTCTAGCATATCGCGGTACTGCGCTGCCTTCATCTGACACCGGGCCATGATGGTCGCCGGCTGGCCCGTCGAGATATCATCTGCGAGGCCCCAACGGAGGGCCATCCGCCACTCGTTGGGGAAGTTCATTGCCTCTGTGAGACTAATCGGATTGGTTACCTGCGTTTGAAGCAGCAGGTGAACCGAACCGGTCGCCGCCGTAGCATCAGGGACGAGCCAGAAGCGGACGCTCAATAGCGTCGCTTGCTTGTCCACAAAGTACTGCGCAATCGCCCCCTGGTTTGTCACGTTGCCCAGCCTGATATAATCATTCCAGGCGAGCGGAATAAGCGGGCGGCGAACAGCATTCGCGTCTATGTAGTAGGCCTCGACTACCCGCAGGGGCTTGTTCATCGGAATCGTCCCGGTTGCTCCAAACGTATAAGTCGCCTGCCCCGCTACCAGCACCACCGGCAGATCCACATTCAGCCAGAGCTTCAGCCCCTGTGTCTGCCAAGTGTTAATAAGATCCTCCAGCCGCCGCATGTTACTCGCGAGCTGCTCGCCGTTAGGCGTCTGCCCAAGCTGAAGGTAACCGGCATCGTGCATAGCGTCATTTATGATCGCGTAGGGCGTGTTGATAGCCGGCGTAGTCATTTCACGTTCCACTCCGTAAGAATGTTCTTAATCTCATGGCCGAGGGAAACCGCCACGAAAAGGATCACTGCCCAGATCGCCCCGACAACCGTCTTTTCGATGATTGCCTTGCGAAGCTTAGCGTAATCCTTTTCCCTCTCTATCCAAGAATCAATGAAGGTAACTCTCGCTTTCACCTGTTCAGCCGTCCCGAGTTGTTTTGCTACTAACAAGATCGGCCTCTCTTCATCTACATGCGCGGTGAATTCTGCTCTAAGCGATCGGATTTCTTCATCACTTTTTCTCCGATAGTCGTCGCTCATAGCTGCCATCATTGCTTGTACAGCTTGACTAGACGAAGCAGAACGGTGAAGTTCTGTATCGTTCCGGGGGTAAAGCCGGTTGAATAGAGGTTGATACTGCCATCGTATCCACTTCTATTCATATCCGGGATCATGCCCCCGTCGGCTGTCACGTCGATCTTCCCGCGACCTGCTAAGGGCATGATCTGTTGAGGCGTGTTCCCGTTCCAAGAGAGCAGTAAATCAATGCTCATCCCCATGGAGTACATCACCGCGTCTACGCGAAGGCCGATGAGCTTACCACAGCTCGCGTCGTTGTTGCTGAAATCACTCAGCTGAATTGCGGGAACCTCACTTATGTCCGAGGTCCCCAACACTCCAGATAGCTTGACGACAGCGTTCCGCGGCCCTTCCTCTAGGATTTGGCGCTCTAGAGTGTTGGCCATTTAGGTCTCCTTAGTAGACGTACACGACGGGAGCTTTGTTCGCCGTGAAGGTAATTGGAACGGCGATGGTAGCAGGAAGCGTGCCAAAGACGCCGGCGGTTACGGAGTTCGCGCATATATCTAGATACGGCGCGTTCACCGTTTGGATGGCTCCAGCGGCAGTCCCGTTTCCCTGGACGGCGATGTAGTACTGGCCGGGGCCATAGAGCTGGACGCCGGTGACGGCTGCACCTGCTCCATCCAGTGCAAGCGATAGCTCTAGGAACGTATTGGCCGAGCTGTTGAGGCTTACGCCAGCGAGAGCGGAGCTAGCAATCAGCGCGCCTGCGCTATTGTACACCGCAACAAGGATCTTATCCGTTCCAGCCGTACCGCCCTGGAGAACACCGATCGTCTTGATAAAGCGATTGACCGGAACCCAGATATCAGTTACCCAGAGCTGCACAACGTCAGCTGTGTTAGTACCGACCGAGGCCAATGCTACCGACCCCAGTGGTATGTTGCTGATCCTTAGCTTGCCGCCCGAGACGGACGGGGCCTCACCAGCGCAGTTAATTCCGTTTGGAAGTGCCATTTAGTTCTCCTGAAGGAGGGGGCCGGAGCCCCCAACCTACTTACTGGCCAGTCGGCCGCTCGATGAAGCCGATCTCCCACGCGATGGTATCTGCGGAGGCGGCTTGCGACGCACCCCAAAAACCCAGCGTGAACCACCAGCCAGGCGCGAGGATCACCGGCGGGTGGGGGATGGTGCGAGCGCTTACTAGGGTGGTCGTACCAATCAGGTTCTTCCCGTAGACGGGAGGACCGAAGTCGAACACCCACTCATCAAAGGCAACCTCGACGGCACCGACGACCTGGCCAGCGCCAACCCGGCGGCCCTGCGCGGTCTGCGCGGCAGCGATGTTCACGCCACCGTAGCCACTCATCTTGGACAGCACGCCGGAGTTAGTATTGGTGCTCTGCGGAGAGCCCAACGCGGTACCCGTCGTGGTCAGCTTGACCGTCAGGTTGTCCACCAGCGAAGAATAGTTCTTGCTGGTATTCGAGCCGCCGACGACCGAAACCGTGGCCTTGATGTACCGCAGATAGATGTTGTACCCGCCGGCGGCCTGGCCATTATAGATCGCCAGGGATGGGTTCGTGTCGGCCAGGGCTTGGGTTGTGCAAGCAACCGCGGTCGATGCAGTTCCTGCCAGGGTCGAGACGTAGAACGAACCTTCGTCGGCGGCCGCATAGTCGCCGGTGAAGATGGGCATTACTTTGCTGGAACCACTCACCGCAAAGTTAGTGTTCGGCATTCCTTGAGACATTTTGAAGCTCCTTAAAGAGGGGGATTAAACCGCAGACGGGTTGATCAGGGCGGACTTGTCGGCCGCGCCGGTGATCTGACTGTAGTTGTTGATAAACGATAACTTCGTGCCTGTGTTGATCCAAACGCCTGTGCCTGACGGGACTGCCCCGATGTAGTTGTCCGCCGCCAGACCACTCCAAGCGGTGCCGCTGCAACTGATAGCGCAGGGGATGGAGCTGGAAGTGTTCGGACGCTGGAGACGGTTACGAAGCAGCGTGAAGTTCGTGAGGTTGTTCGCGCCGGCTGCCATCAGAATGGGTCCCTGGGTGACCGCAGTGATGGGCGAGTTCATCACGTTGTCTGCAATGTAGACTCCATCTGCCCCGACGTTCACCGTGATTGCTACCGTCGGGCTGACTGTGCTCAGACTATTCCATACGCTGCGCGTCAGGGAGAACCTATCCCAACCATTCGTCGTGGACGAGCTGGTGTAGATAGACAGGAATCCCAGGATGCTCGACGTGTCACGGAACTCACAGTTGTCGATAGCAAAGTCCGTCGGGTTGGTCGCCATGGAGACAGAGCTAGCCGTCGTGGTGCCGGTGACGGAGTACGTCCCTGCGCCGCCGGTCGTGCCGGTGAGCTGGGCAGTGATCACAGTGTTGGGATTAACTCCAGTTCCCGTGATCGTCGCGCCGACGTAGATGGTCCCCGTTACTACCGAGGCGGTCAGCACGTTACTCGCGATAACTCCTGTGAAGCTCGACGACACGCCGGTCAGGGCGGACGCGACGCTCAGAAAGTCACCAATGAACAGCAAGTTCTGAATGCTCATGTTCGCGCCGGCGACTGGAATATTCGCCGTAGTCGCTGTCGTGTAAGTGAACGTCGGGCGAGTGTTCCCCGCGCCCAGGCCAATCACCGCCACTCCCGACGCATTCAACGCCGCGATGGTCGCACTCGAGATCGTCTCCTGATGCCCCGCGCCGACTATCACGATATCCCCACGGCCCGGCGTACAGGCTGTGTTGACCGCGTAGTTCAGTGTGGCAAAGGGATCAAGGAAGGTTCCCCGGTTGCTGTCACTTCCAGCCCGCTGTTGTGGAAGCAGGTTAGGGCTGTTATTGAGATAATAGATCGCGCCGGGCTGCGTCTGCAAGAGAGGCATACCTCGGATGCTTATCCCATTAGCGAACCCCTGCGGGAAGTTCGTTATACTGCCAATTGGATTCATTGCTACTCCTTCTAAGGGATGGAGGTCCTAACTCCACCAATGCGTGCTGCCTTGCCCAGATGGGCCCTACACCGCTCTGCGTTAGCAGAGTTTCCTCAATTGGACGCCTGTTATGATTGCCTAACAGACGCCCAATTAAGTCACTCTACCTTATCGGCTATAAGCTCTTCCAGCAGATCCTCGGCCAACTTGCCGCTTAAGATCTGACTGCGTTCGTGCGCGTCAAGGTACTCAATAGCCTTACGAAGCAATGCTCGTGAGTCCATAAGACTACCAATTCCCTTGTTACACATCGAGCACAACAGACCTCTCACAACACCAGTTTCGTGGTCGTGATCGACTGCTAGAGACTTAGAACCGTTGTTGTTACCTTTCTCGTCACCATCAGGGCGTCCACAGATAGCGCAAACTCCGCCTTGTTTCTCAAAGAGTTCTTGGTAGTCCTCAATAGAGATTCCATAATCACGCCGTAGGCTATAGCCCTTAAAGCGCTCCTTATTGTTAGCACGAGCTTGCCTTTGCCGCTCAGGAGAATGCGTAAGACAATACCCATCTTCCCGAGCAGGCCTATTACAACTATTGCAGACGCAACGACTCACGGCCCATTACTCCCAAAAATGCCCCTGGGATCAGTACATCCCACTGAAAAGCGCATATACGTTGCAGCTTTGGCGTTCTTGGTATCGAAGTCATTATCTTGATCAAACATGGGCCTATCCCGCCAGAACATCGTCATGCCGCTGGGGCAATTCGTGCGGATGAACCAGGCGTGTGGCGCCGTGAAGTAGTGGTTCATCTTGATCCCTTCCGGGAACGCATTGGTCGCCTTCAGCACGTTGATGTTGTTGTTAGCCGTGTTGGACTGGAGAACGCTCTTCAGGATTCGGTTCGCGTTATACCACTCTTGACGAGC